TTAACAGGGCCTTACGACCCTATACGTATTAATAATATATTAAACAACTTAACCCGCATAGGGTTTGAGTTCGGTATACTCCCTGACATTAAATACCACTTTAATAATGAGTTATTTATCTGGTCAGAGTATATTAAAACTGGTAAGAGTAAAATTATAAAGCAGGCGTATTATAAACCGGTTATAATATGGGACGGAGTACCTCATATATGCGCACAATATCAGGACGGTCTTTACGTCTCCAGTCGCAAATACCCTATGAGTAAAACTTTAAATAAAGCGCATACTTATAGGGACCCTATACAGCTCACATAAAAATAGGGACCGTAGGTCCCTATTAATAAGTTAAAATTAAATTAAATTAGTCCTCTAAACTATTTAAAATATTAATCTCAATTTGAGTAATCTCTTCCTGAATAAATTTAATTAAGTCGTTAATATCCTCAGTATAATTAAAAGTACCGTAATAAGTAGAGTTATTACAAGCGTACTCTATACTTTGTGCGTTAAAATTAAAGTAATACTGTTGTTCAGGGTCTGCGTTAAACGTATACTCCCAAGCAGGATTACCGTCTCCTGTAATTCGAGTACCTTTAGGGTCCCAATCGGAATTATTAGGGTACAAATTGTTTAACTGTTCTGCTACTGTGTTAATCTCCTCAATAGAGTAATTAACTGTTTTTACTGTTGTTGTCTGTGTTCTCATAATTTTTGTTTATTTATTAATTGTTTATTTATAGTATTTATACGTGTGAGTTATAAAAAGTTTCATTTTATAACACTTTAATTTAAATTATTTATCTCATATATTTTACGGGTTTAAGGGTTAGTTATTAATTATATATAAATATAAGACTTTTTAGTTTAACGGGACAACTTTATACCGATTATTTTCAGATTATCTCCTATTTATAATGAGTACAAATAGGCTTTTATTTTAAAATAAGTACTGAAAAGTTGTCATGTATCGTTTATTTTGATTATATTTATATATAATAAAAAACTAATAATTAACTTTAAAAACAAGTAAAATGAAAAACCAAATGACAATTACAAGACAAGACAAAATCGAAAACAACAAGTTGTACGCAACTGAAATCAAGAATGCAGTACTAAGTAAATTACCACGTAATATCGATATTACAGAAATGACATGCAGAGTATCTAAGTTAGACGAAACCGAATCAGTTCGAGTTCAATTCGATATCTCAGTAGATGGTTACGAAGCTGGAGACTATAGTTTTTACGCAAACTTATATAATCCTAATTATACTTTCGAAGCGTTAGTTAACTCAGCAATATTACAAGTTGAAGATTTCGCTAAATAATCTTTTAAGATTATAATGAAACTTTTTATAATACCCTTATATAATACTTATAAATAACTATTAATTAAAACCAAGTAAAAATGAAAAAACTACAAGAAGTACAGTACCAAATTACCGAGATGATTAAGAAAGATTATCCAAGACCAATCTTTAATTACGCAGGTAATAAATTAGAATTCCAATTCGATTCAATATCTTACCACGGTAACTTAGAAATAGGAATTTTTATTAATGAAGGAGTTTATATGGAAGCCGGTAATATTGAGTGTATTGGAGATACTTTCATGGAAGACTTTAAAAAAGTATACCAAAGAGAACAACTAGAATTATCTTTATTAAGATTCTAATAGATTATTACTCATATAATCCTTCAATAGGGTACCAAATTAATGGTACCCTATTTTAGTGACTATTGTGTAGTGGGATTTAAGCCTCTACAATAGATCCTGTAACTTCAAACATCGGTTGTTTTTCCAATCCGCTGATCGTTACCTCATAACCGTTACGGTCTGAGTATGCGGTTCCTGACGTAGAAGTACCTGCCGTAAGGTACGCTCCGAATTCAAGACCGATTGAAAAATATCTGCCGTTGTTGTCTTTAGCGACCGCTAAAATTGTAGTCGCTTGCGCCATCAGTAATATCTGATTTCTCTTAGCAGCTTCCATTTGATTAAAAATCATTGAAAGATCCTGCTGATACGTTACTGTGCCGTTCTCTTGCGTTGCAGTAATAGTTTCTGTAATTGCGCTGGTCTGACGGGGTACTTCATAGACAAAAAAGTCTGCTGGTACAACCGATACACCACCTACGATAATATCTGATACAACTCCTGCTGTTTCAGAAAATGAATCCACAGGACCATTCGCTAAAAAGATTTTGTCAATACCTGAAAAACCGTCATTACATAAATCTAAGATACCCGCGGTTAATGCTGAACATGCCATATATATAAATGTGTTTTTTTAAGGTTAATTAAACCTGGATCACCTAAGTAATCCAGGTATAAATTTGGTTTGGTTTACGCTAGGTCGTTTGTAGCGAATAAGTTGATTTGTGCAACTCCTACTCCTAATCTCCATGCTGCTCTGAATAATAATTGATCTTCAGAAGGTGCGTAGAAAAATTGGAATGAATCCATCTCGTCGATTAATCCAGTAAGTACTGTAATCATTTTCATTGGGCCGGCGAATGCATAGTTGCTTCCTACTAGTCCTGATGTCATAATGATTCGAGCATTAGTTCCTGGTAATATTAAAATTTCATTACCGTCTACTGAAGGAAAATGATAGAGATTTTGAGCAACTAAAGCTCTAACTAATGTACGATATGCTGCAGGAGAACAAACGATAGCGATATCATCTCTGTTAATAACAGATTCGTCAATTGCATCATATAAATCAAGTGCTTGAGATACTGCGTTTGAAACTGTCCATGCTGCTGCTGCTGCTGGAACAGTTGCTCCGTTAGCGCCAGTGATTTGACCTTTAATACCTAAAGTTGTACCTAATCCATTGATTAAGAATCCTTCATTGTATTTAGTTAATTTTTCAACATATTGTTGACTTAATACCTCTTCGAACGGGATAGAATCATTAGCCATTGAAGGGCTCATGTATGCCGATTGATAGACAGATCTCAAATCGTTACTACACATAGAAGTTTTTGATTGTAAATCTTCAATAGTAACTGTTGTTTGAGTGTATGTAACTTCTCCATCAGGAGTCATATTACATTGAAAAGAAGATACAGGTAAATCTGCATCTACTAAGTTTAGTGAAACCGATCCTGAAGTATAACCTGCTTTAAGGTCTACGTACTCCATTAGGTTTGTGTTTAATACCGCTGTAGAAATCAGTTGTTCTGATAACTGGTCGGTATAAGCTGGTAAAGCTGCGATGTTTAATCCGAATGCCATAATAAAATTTGGTTTTTTTTGTTAATTTTTAGTTTGTTTACTTTTTGCGCATTTCTGCAAGTCTTGCAGATCTTGAGTCTACTGTGGATTTGTGATCCATCTTGATTTGTGAGAAAGTGTTTGATACTTTAGGTGCCGCTGGCTCTGCAGCCATCTTTTCGAACCTTTTAGTTAATTCAATAACTTCTTCTTTTAATACTGCGATTTCTTCAGTAAATGGTGCCACTAATTCAGCGATACCAGATAATAAGTCTTCAGTTGCTTGTACTGCTTCTTCTGCTACTTCATCAGATACTTCAATAGCTACTTCAACTTCTTCCATTTCTTCTTCAACTTTGTCATCTTCTTCTAAAGATTCTTCTGCTGCTTTGTCAATTTCAGTTATTTCACCATTTTCTCCAACAGTAACGATTTCACCGCTAGTAAGTTCATGCTTACCGGCAGGTGCGAATGGATCGTCCGATACACCTTCACCAGCTCTAACAAATAAGATTGCTCCTACTTCTAGTTCTCCTTCGGTATATACTTCCGTGCCGTCGACAAGAGTTGCTTCTGCAAATTTAAACGATTGTGCGCTTAACATTACTTTTAGCCTCTTAACTACTTCGTTTACGTTCATAATTATGATTGGGTTTTTTTGTTTAGGATTAAGTTCCTATAGTATTAAATATAAGAAGTGTTAAAAATGACAAAACATGCCCCAGAATGAAACAAAACGTAAAAGATATATATAATATATAACAAATTAAACATAAACAATATGAAAAAATGTAACATCGGAATCCTACTACATGTAGATCCAACACGTAAAGGTGCTATAACCAGTGAAATTAAGTTTATTAAAAGCCTATACGAACAAAACAAGAAAGAGTGTAAATTCTATATTATTACACTTAATGAAAATACTACTAAACGTGTTATAAAACAACGTGACAATGTATACGACTTTCCACATGATATAGTTAAAGTGTACGATGATAGTCAACTTAGTAAATTAAAAGACTTCTCAGGTGTTCTTACATATCCTCTTGCATCTAATTTCTATGCAGGAATCATAGCAAAACAGCAAATACTTGCATATAAGTGTATATCTTATTTAACCAATAATCATGTACCTATCTTTATGAGAGTAAATGATAGCGAAATTAAAGTACGTGATCATAAGAAATTAATTATGAATCGTGTAGACAAATGTAAACCTGATAACAAATTTATCAATAATCTACAAAACATTCCATTGATTAGAGATATTGAACGTGTAGAAACTGTTAATTATCATTATATGTATTGGTTTGCAAATGGAAGCGCAGAAACATATGATTGGGTTCACGAAACTCTATACAGTAGAGAACATATAGATCTTCGATGTGCTAGTGAAGAATTAATTAAACAAAATACTATATATGTAAGTGATGACATATTCTTCTTAATTCGTAGCAACTTCAGGCGATTCCTAAGTGGTCTAAGTGCACAACATAACAGTCGATTGTTATATATTGGCTTTTTTGATACGGTGAATACAGGTCGCGCAAGTGTCTTTAAGAAACTGTTTAAACAAAATAAATGTGACATACCATTAACTATATTTGGTAAAGGCACAAAGAGTTTAGACAAATTAAAGCAACATGATAATATAGATATAGTAGAAGGTTTTATTAAAGGTGATAGTGATGAATACTTTAAGTATTTAAATGAACATCTTGCATATATCTTTATAGGTAAAGGTAAAGGTCAAGCACGTTATATTGGTAAAACAGTATATGATGCAATGGTTGCAAGAATTCCTATCTTAGTCTATAAGCCAGCAGATCCTAATGGTATAACATTCTCAGATCAAAAATATTATTTTGAAACAGAAGCAGAACTAAAGAGTATAATACTTAAATTACAAAATACTCAATTACGAAGCCAATGGATATACGATCAATCAATAGAGATATTTAGTAAATTACCTAAAGCAGAATTTAATTTTACAAAGTACTGTAGATCTAATAACAAAATAGAAAGTATTGCACAACTTAATGTGTTATTTTAAATAAATCAAATATAGTAATATGAAACAAAAAGAAATTATTCAATTTATCGAAGACGTAAGACAAAACATCTTACCTTCAGATTTTACAGTAGAAGCAAATGAAATGCGATGGGAAAACAAAGATGGTATTTTAATGGAAGTGTATAAACACTATGAAGAGCATACTCCTGAATATGCAGATTGGAAACACGGTCAACCTTGTGCAGGTGCCTTCATTGAAATTGATGGTAAAATAGCATTACAGATTGATTATGACGATTGGGAATTTAACAAAGAATACACAACAGAAAGTATCACAGATCAAATTAAATGGGCAATCGAATATGTATAGTAAAGACATGTATCAAGACGGACAAAGAGTAGTATTTAAAGTAGGTGAAGGTACCTTCTTTGGAGTAATGAATGAACTTAATGAAGATTTAACCGATGCTACAGGTGAACCACACTACTGGGTTTATGAAACCACCGCAGGTTTTAGACAACCTGTAAATTATAAAAATATTTTAAGAACAAGGTGAAACCTTTTATAATATCTTTATATAATATATGTAACGACGAAGTTACACACATAAAAACAACTTAATAAAATGCACAACACTTATCAAAAACGAATGACTACTGAAGGTTTTGAGTTAATCGACTTTGCAGAGGATGAGAACACAGTATTCACAGCCTGGTCTAAAAACGACAAAACAGTTCATGTAGAGACTTACAAAAAACGTACTAATGACACTGATAACTATGAGGTTATGACTAGGTACCCTGATTGTTGGGTAGGTCACAACTCTTTTAAATCAGTTATTAAAGAGATTAATGATTATATTAATGAGTAAAACTAAAAGGTGGATGGAAGAGCAAGGCTACTTCGATCCACAACTTACTCCGTATAGTGTATTATACCCTAGACAATATGAGTATGACGATAAAATGTATTCAATATTAATAAGAGAAACAGAGAATAAGTAATAGGTATTTTCTCATAATTTTTTCCTATTGCAACAGAGGACTAGTCGAAAGATTAGTCCTTTTTTCTGCGCTTGATTTCGATGATACGAACCACATTAAATATTATACCCGTTA